GTGCTAAAGCTGTCACAACTCCATCATGCATCCAATAAACACATCCTTTTCCTTCTACTGTAAACATACACTGCATATCTTCATTTTCTCCTTCCTGATCTGTTGTTGTGCTTTGGTTTCCGTTCATAAGCTCCTTGATACGGTTAATAAAATAGGCTTTTGTCTGCGCTGCGCCGCCGTGAATCTCCACTGATCTGTGCGGACAAGCTGTTGCGTACACCTCCTGATGTAACATGATTGTGCTTTCACTTGGTGTAATTCCATACTGCTTGCACTTCTGTGCTGCCAACTGTAATGCTTTTTCCTCATTCGCTTTAAATACATTCAGATCGCCCATACTCTGGCAGACTTCTATTCCCAAGAAATTAAGATTTCCGTTTAAGTCGCCGCAATGCCAAGCGCAGTTAGAATCATCCTCTGCTTGCAGAATTCCATCGTTACACACATAGTAGTGAGCAAATCCGTTTTCCAAGTTTGCGTTTTGTAAGTAATTCCTGTAATACGCTGTCGTAGCATTCTGACCGTCTGCCCCATTATGAATAAAAATACCGACAGGATTTTTACCTCTCCTGCCGGCAATTCCTCTACAGATACTCATTATTTCTCCTCCTGTTCTTCCTCCTGCTCTTCTGTCTCAAATGCTTTTTCCAGTTCTTCTGCTGTTGTTCTTCCAAATTCGTTCTGTTCGCTCATGATCTCACCTCCTCCGTGCGATGTCGCACAATAAAAGAGAGCCTGTTTCCAAGCTCTCTTAAATTATCTACTTATATTCAATTTACTCATTAGCGCTTCCTGAAGCACCTGCGAATAATTCACTCCTGCTCTCGTCGCAGCTTCGTTCAACCATTCGGGTATTGTCAGTGTTTTCTTTACCGCCCGATTATTATGCATTTTTGCGTATTCAATGGTATCGCATGCGATATAATTCACAAATTCTCCATCTTTTAATTCAATTTCTGCAGTAGTAGATGATTTTGGTATTTCGTTCTGTGCTACTTCTTCATCATAAAGATAAAATGCAAGCACATCCTCCGCCATTACAATTGCATCCTGCAGATCATCTCCGCAAGTATAGCACCCATCTAAATCTGGAAAAAACACCGAATATTTCCCATCTTCCTCTGGTGTAAACACTGCTGGATATACGTATTTTGCCATTCTGTTGACCTCCTTATATTATCTCATCAAAGGATTTGGCTTATTTCAGCCCAACATCCTTTAGTATTCTGTCCGCTGTTCCGGTCGGGATTTCCTTACTTTTATGTCTTGGGATTCGCACATCCTTTCCGGTTAAATCGCTGTGCCACTTATCATGCTCTTTACCATGTTCCACGAAAAAGCAGCCATTCTTCTTGAGTATTTTAACAAGTTCTGATGTTTTCATTATTTCCTCCTTTCATGGTATTATTATAGCACGTGTCAGCACGTGTGTCAACAGTTTTTGCACATATTTATACGTATTTTATTCATTCTTCCCGATCTGCTTAATGGTCTGATTCACGTATGTACTCAATCCGGCTGTTAAAATCCCCTGTATAATCGCCGTAAATACCGCCATTGCGATCTCCTGCCCAGTACTGATGGGACAGGATGCAAACACCCACACAGCACACAGGACAATACCAAGCCCGCCCAAAATAAGCGGGATGTACTTATCCTTTATCGCCTGTGCGTGTTTTAATCCCATCCCGATAAAATACAACACTACTGCTACTACAATCAATTCTGGTTTTACATAATTCATGATCTGTTCCATATTTTCTCTCCTTTAAAAATACATTGCCACTACTGCCCCGATGACTGCACCAATCAGAGTGGTGACAACTCCATCCCACCGTTTAGCTGGTGTCTGCTCAAGATGTGTCACTTTTGCGGTCAGCTGCACAAGAGTCTGGTTCATAAAGCCAACCTCTTTGGTTAGCCCTACCATCTCTTGTGCCAGTTGATGCACCACATTTACAATATCTTCCACCTCATTCATCCGGTGCTTTAACGAGCCGATTTCTTTATTATATTCGGCAAGTGTTACTTCTACTTCATTTTCTGTCATTCTCGTCTCCTTACCATATTTTTGCTGTTCCTAAGTATGCCGCTGTTACCTGTTTGTTTCCGATATAAATTTTTCTAATACGATCATATCCAAGATACATTCTTTTATCTTCTTCCCACACTGCATAAAAAGTCATATTTCCATATGGTGTGTACGCTTGACCTGGTTGATAATCTGCAGATGTAGCGTATCTTGACGTAGACCATCCCAGAAAAGTATATCCAGAACGAGTCGGCTTAGTGTATGGGATATAAGTGGTTTCTCCAACGACTTTCTGTTGACTTGATGGTGCACCAGACCCTCCGTTTGCATTGAAGGTTATTGTGCAATATTGAGTAGTTTGTTCTTTCTGCCATGTAGCATATAAAGTGGAATTTCCATATAAAGTGTAATATTCACCTGGCTGATACGAAGCACTTCCTCCTGAATAAGTTGCCCATCCAAGGAATGTGTATCCACTTTTTGTTGGACTTGTATATGGAATCTGTACTCTGTTTCCATATTCGCCATATAACGTATTAAACGTGCCTGTTCCGCCTTGTAGGTTAAATGACAAAGAATACTGTGTGGTCTGGTTCTGTTGCCACACTGCGTATAAAGTGGTATCGTATTCAGACATGTATGAATGTCCAGGTGTATAAGCAGTTTCTGGTTCTGTTGCTCCAGACCAAGTAGACCAGCCTAAAAAGGTATATCCACTGCGTGTCGGTTTTGAGTAAGTAATCGTAATGGACTGACCAACATTCGCTGTCTGCTTTGCTGGGGCGTTAGATCCACCGTTCGCGTTATATGTAATACTCCATGTTTTTACAACATTCTGACTCCATACCGCATATAAAGTAACATCGTAATCATCGCCAATTGGATCTCCTGGTTTATAATTAACAGTTGATGATCCTTGCGTTTTCGTCCATCCATTGAACGTATATCCAGATTTATAAGGGGTTGTTGAAGGAATATACACAATCTCTCCCCAGTGTCGTTTCATCCACTCAGGAGCCCCACTTCCTCCATTCGCATTAAAGTAAATACCCCAAAGATTTCTTTTGGCTGTAACTGTAAACTTGATTCCCTTACTTACTACATTCGGTATATGAATATTAGCATATGCTGCTAATGGTATGTCTGCGCCTGCTTCCGCTGGAACAAACAAAGTCTCATCTCTAAATGTTGTTTCGCTCTGCACGATAGTCATATACTTTGTGTCTACAGAAGAATTTGTTTGATGAGCACCGACTTGCGTATTCCCAGTACCGTACGTAGGTGATGATGTTGTCTTACTTGCTTTTAAAATAATTCTTACATCCCAACCGGCTTGTCCATTTCTAAATACACGGGTTGTTTGCCAATCAGCCCATGCACGACAATTAGAATTTCCATCCATTGTCTGATATCCAGTCCATCCAGAGAAGTCTGCCGATCTTGGCATAATCGCTTCTTTGTTCTCGTCGCCCATCCATTCGCCCCCTAACCGATGATCAAATAAACTGTATAGCTGTCCTTAACTCGTAAGCGATCATATTCAGATTGCGTCATACTTTCGAAAGCATACGGAACCTGAGTTTTATCGACATATTTATTAGCTAGTCTTCCCGATAAATGTTGTAATCCACTATAATCTAGTACTTTTTTGGGGGAAGCTTTTTGCTCCCCCACCCGAAATAATTGTTTTAAAAACTCCGACATTGCATCACCACCGCCCTATGAGAATAATCCGTCAATTTCCGTGTTTGTAATTGCCTGAACATTTGCATCTGATCCTGCTGGTCCCTGCGGTCCCATTGGTCCAATGTCTCCTTTTTCGCCTTTTAATCCCTGAGGTCCTTGTGGTCCTGTTTCTCCTCTGTCACCTTTGGCTCCTGCTGGACCCTGAATTCCCTGTTCTCCTTTTGCACCCGCTGGGCCTGCTGGACCTGTTGCCCCCTGTAATCCCTGTGGTCCTTGTGGTCCTGTCATACCTGTGGCTCCCGATAAGTCTGTAATGTAGGTATAGGATTCAGCTCCTTTTACGTATAATTTTGCATTGTCAGCATCCTGTACATTTCCGGTGTCAATCATGACAAATTGCCCAGTCTTTACTCCATCGGATGCAAATCCTTTATTCATCGCATCAACGGAAACGAATGTTTTAGCAATTTTAAACGCTTCACCGGCCGGACCCTGTGGACCCTGTAATCCCTGAGGCCCTTGTGCACCTACTGCACCAGCTGGTCCTGTTGGTCCCTGTGCTCCAGCTGCGCCGGTTTCTCCTCTGTCTCCTTTATCTCCTTTAAATTCTCCACTCTTAATTGCTTCATCCAGTGATTTTCCTTTATACGTAACATCCGTAGAAACTACCTTGTCAGTTTTCTTTCGAAATGCACCATTTGCCCATTCCTGCATTTTTGTTTTAAATGTTCCAAGTCCTGTTAAATCTAAAAATTTTGCCATGTTCTTCTCTCTCCTTTTCTTTAAAACAATCCATTGATCTCATCTTCTGTGATGATCTCGCTTCCCCCGCCTTCCGGCAGTTCCACTTCACTGAGTAGATTCTCTCCAGAAAAAAGCTGCATCCGGTTTTCTTCCAGATACAGCCTGTCTCCCTTTTTATTGAGTTGCTCCAATAGTTCCTCCAGAATGTGTTCCTCTTCTGGTTCTTCATAATCTTCCGGCTTCGGACGCTTATTCACTACACATTCAATCTGTCGGATAGTCTGACCGGATTTTGTGTCTGCCAAATACAAAAACGCCCAAATATTTCTCCCGTTTTTCAGTAGAGTATCCGGTATTTTTGCCAGAATGTGATTTTCTTTCACTTCTCCGATTACCGTTTTTGCTGTTTCGCTCCCTGCAATCGCAAAATGAACTTCCATTGTTTTATTTTGAAAATCCAACCCACAGATTTTTAGTGTCTGACCACGATCCCACTGCCAAAGCCCTGGAACCCTCTTGTATCCTTCACCGTCATTAAAAGCGGCGGTTATCATATCCCCCATTTTCTCACCTCCTAACTTGCTGCGATCCAAGATGTACAGATCGTCCGCTCTGCATAATCTTTCTTTTCCACATCCAGAGAAATCTTGCCTCCTATACGATATCTTCCAGTTCCAATGATCGTCCCTGCGACTACTTCCGGGCACGCGCAAAATACGTGATATTTCGGCTGGAATTCTTCCGGGATGGCCACCTCGTCAAAATCATTGAAAGACCCGCTGTTCGGAAACTGCGCCAGCATCTCAATTTTGCAGTGTACGATCTTGCCGATCTTATACAACCACACCTGCACGTGATTACTGCTGTTTACATTGGAGTACGGCCCTCTCACCTGTCCGGAATCATGTTCCTTGATCCCCATCAATTCTTGATCTCCCAGTAATAACTTTCCGTGAAACCTCACATCTTGATAGAAATCATATCCCTCTTCTCTGTCACTTGCTGTTCCACCAAAAGCAATGCTCCTTCCTTTATTTGCAACATCCAACGCCCGGAACTGCGCGGGAACAATCACTTCTTCCTGTTTGTTTCCGTTTAAGTCTGTGATTGTAACAATCACAAAATACACATACGATGCAGATATTTGTCCATTTCCTATTACAGACGAAATTTCCCCACTTGCTGCATTTGGCTTCGTTTCACTGACTTTGACTAAGGATCCGGTACTCGTTTTCTTGTACTCTATTTTTATGCTGGTCGCGATGTTGGAGCTGTTTAACGTCCTGTCCACCTTCCATGTTCCAGACACTTTGATATAGGTTCCGTCTCCCATAGCGTTCCCTTTTGAGTCACACCGCAGCGCTTTTAGATTTGTAATTGTCGGTTGGATATACGCAATTTTCCAGACTGCATACAAGGTGATATCCACATCTGTGCCGTAAGTAGACCCCGGCATGTACGACACCTCTCCAGCAGATGACGTTGCCCAACCCATAAATACATACCCGTCTCGTGTAGGGCGTGCAGAGGATAGGGTTAAGTTTGACCCATATATTTTCTTTTGACTGCCCGGCGCGCCCGTTCCTCCGTTTGCATTGTAAGATACGGTATGTTCCCACGTGATAGCCGAGAGTGCGTAACTTCCGCTTGCTGAGATTGTGGACGGGTTGATTCCCGTGTTAATTGTTGCGGAAAATCCTATGTTCTTGGGCTGTCCGCTTGTCGGCATCGTAATACGGAATGTCTTAGTTCCGCCAATGTTTGTCCATATCCAGTTCCCTCCACCGCTTCCAACTGCAAATGTTGCGCTTCCGGAGGTGTTCTGCCCGTCACAGCTCATGCTGTATGGTGCACCGCCATAATTGTATCCGCCCCAGTCAAACGCAATATCAAACCGGAGATCTACATCGTACTGATGCGTAAGGTTTACATCTCCTACGCCACGGACTGCCGTGACATAGATTCTCCCCGTTCCTGCCATAAGTCCCTCCTACTCAATATATATCAGTGACAGATGCCCGTCCCCATTGTCCAACATTGCATAGTTACCTACACCAACCCTTTTGGCGCTTAGGTTATCAACTTCTGCCACCGGCATATATGCTTTTTCATTTCCAAAATACGCCAGCCCTTTGTCTCCTTCGTAAAATCCTAGTCGCGAGTTCGTCAACCTTGCCTTAAGGTCATTACTTGTTCCACCCAGTTCCAAAAACGGCGTAACTCCATCCGACCCCTGTCGCACCCATGTATCGATAACTTCCGTCTTGCCGTCTACGTAAGTTACGGTATTCTTGAACTCGGCGCGAACCTCATTCTTGTACTTTTCGAGACTGGTATTTATATTATTGACACTGGAGATTGCTGTGTTGGCGGATTCCTGTGCGTTTCCCGCCGCATCTTTCGCGTCTTCGATGTCTCCCGTGTATGCTTCTACCCATTTTTCGCCGTCCCAGTACTTTAGGACGTTGTTTACCGTGTCGTACCAGAGTTTAGTCTTATCGTCTGGTGGTGTTTCGGATTTTATTGCTCCATCCGTACCATCTTTGCCGTCATCCCCTTTATATTTCGACCACTGGTAATCTGCCGGATTGTTGCTTTCTGTCGGCACTTCCTTGTTGTATGCGAACCCGATGTAATATTTTCCATTCGGACTGTCAGACATCCCGTTTCCTCTGACATCATCCGCATACCTTACCCATGTGTAGTAAGTTTTTCCGTCCGCTCCGGGTTTCCCGGGTATGCCCTCTCCGGTGATCCTTGCCCACTGGTAATCTTCCGGATTATTGGACATTACTGGAGTCACCTTATTGTAGGCAATTCCTAAGTATTCCTTTTCATCTGGACTGCTGGACATCCCGTTTCCATACTCGTCATCAGCAAATTTAAACCATGTGTAATAAGTCGTTCCGTCTTTTCCCGGCTCTCCATCGGATACATCCGTAACCGTTACTTCTTCAAATCCCCTTAGGACTCCCTCCGTATCCCTTGCTTCAAATTTGTAGACTGCCTTGCTCTCCACATCCAAAGCTCGAACTTTTATGGTCCGACCGGCGTAGATATGATTCCCATCCTTAAACCATCGAATTGTGAAATTGTCTGTCCGATCTACCCCATTATCTATTACATTGGCAGTCAAGTTGGTAAAGCCTTCATTATTTTTAAATACAATTCCGTTATCCGTAGAGATACTGCTTGTGTAAATCTTTGTTTTGTTAATCAGATCCTCTACTTTCTGCAGCAAATCTTCAGAGATTTCCGGCTGCAGCTCTTTAAAATTGGTAAAGACTGTCTTGTTTGCTTGCGGATTCGTGAAACTGCGAACCTGCTCCGATACTCTTGCACTCAAATATAATGTAGGAACGTACTCCTCATCCTCAATCTCCACGGTATCTCCGATAGCAGTATCAAAGTACCCCGTTACATCATAAGTCACAACCGGTTCAGATGCTGTTTTCAAGTCCAATAGTGCCATACTGTACAGCTTGTCTTTATTATCCGTATCGTAGGATTTTGGCATAAAGATGTATCCGTCTTCCTTGTTTATCAGATTCGATGGGAAGCGATCTCTTGCCTGTGGTGCCCGGATATCTGGACCTTGTGTATAAAACTCTACTACACCGTTCTCATCCAGCTCTTCTTTCTCAATTCCCTGTATAGTCAGTCCATCCTTTCCTGTTGGACGGATACCGGTGTACAGGTTTTCGATACTGGATTCCTTCCGGATGCCGGTAACATTTTTCCCGTACCGCAGCTTAATATCTCCCCGGAACTCCCCAACTCCCGTGTTATTGTCTGAGTGTTCCCGATACACGTTCATTACAATTTCTTTCAGTGAATAATCATCATTTAACACAGTCTGGAACTCAATCTCCGCATCGAATACATTCGCCACGGAAAATAAACGGGACAGTACCGTTGCCTCACCTGTCCATTCGTTTGAAATCCGCTTATCTGACACTTCATTGATCCCGATCCGCACGGTACGTTCCGGATCAAAGGCAGTTACATATTCCTCAAAGCTCATTGCGCTTTCAGATTTGTATGCCCCAACATTCTCGTTGATCAATTCGAAGCTTAAAGACCATGCTGTCGCAGTAACTGTAAATTCATCCTTTTCCACATGTACGATATTCAGATAGTAGTCTTTTCCGTTATATACAAAGGCTACTTTATTCCCTTCTACGATATACACCGCATCCTCATGCTTGGAACTTACCGTAAATGTGTAAGTATTCGCTGTCCCCTGCAGATATTCATGGAGTTCGTCACTCCAATAATGCATAGAGTTTCGATGGGTGTTATCCAAAAATGCAAGTACCCTGTCATGTGGATTCAGTACAGCAATTCTGATTTCATTCATTATAAATACGCCTCCCTTATTTTTGCTTTAATAGTGGGAGGCGGACTGCTAAATACCGAGTAGGAAAACTGAATCTCTGTCTCTCCGGGCGGCACCAAAAAATGCTTACTTCCTCGAATCTCATCTTCTGCTCGCTTCATCCCATTTACATAAACCGCCGTATCACTTCCGTCAACAAAAACCACATCACCAGCCTTATACCTGTTCGGTACATCCCGGTATTTTTCCACGTTATCCTTGCGGAACCAGATACTTTTTAAATAATTGTGCGTAACCAGCTGATTTCCAAGATCTCTACTTCCCCACTGCCCGATCCAGACCTGTATCTTCTCACACGCCATGTCTTTAATCTCCGGGATAGTAAAGTAATAGTACTGCCCATACCAGAAAATACGCAACCGATCCCCTTCTTTTAAAAAATCATTATGACCGCCACCCATCTTTAAATTAAACGGGTTTCCCTCATAAGCTGTCGGCTGGAAATCCAGTGTCTTAATTTTCTTGTTTTGAGGGGCGAACCAGTCCACATGCGCCGTATTACCAACCGTATCACTCTTGTTAATAGACATAGAGCAGATCACTTCATTTTCCCCTGTAAGAAACGCAATAGTCTGTGCTCCCGTCTGTCCCATCAATCCAGTCTCGAACCAGTGCTGCGTGTAACAGTAAAAGTTCTTTGCCCCACGTCTGCCCTCGCTGTCCACCGGGATAGTAAGTGTTCTCATTCCGCCGTTCCAGTACCCGGATGTTGCCTGTCCACCTTTTAATGCCATGACGTTATATCCGGCAACATTCTTGACTTCGAGTGTTCCCTGTGTGGTATTTTCTGGATTCTGATAAGAGGTGCCGTGATCGTCTTGAAACAGGCTATACCCCTCTGACAGTATCTCTGACGCCTTATAGTCTTCGCCGTCTGCTTCTTCGATCTTGCCGAGTTGTATTGCACCGTATTTACTGGCAATCCCAATAAATCCATTTTCATGGTTGTGAGTGATATCGTAGCTTACCGGAACGGATTCTGTACCACCATTTACAATAGTAAGCGTCTGATATCCGCTTTCCTGATGGGCAGTAAACGATTTTTCTGCAGTGGAGTACGCTACCCCATCCGGGATTAACCATGTGATTGTTCCGCTACTGTACATATCATCCTCTTCCAGTACCGGCTCTCCGTCCACGATTGCGTCATAGTAAATGCTTGGTTCATCGGAAAAAATCAGTCTCTTTGGTTCTTTACTATACAGAATTTCTGACATTTTTCTGCGGAACTCACTGAGTTCCCTTGCTGTAGAGTTTGAAATACGAAACTCCATTACAATCTGTTTTGTAGAGTACGTGGAATGCGTAAACTCTCCTCCATTTACATTTTCAATGCTCCTTGTATTATTTGTGATGGAAGGTGATAAGTTCCGGTCAAGTCTTGTAATCTTAACCGGAATCTCTACGCCACCGTATGTTGCTTTAAGCAAGCCCAACTCTCTCACCTCCTAATAGTTTCTCAAAATCATCCATCTTTTTTATCATTGGTCTGGCGTATCCAACCGTCTGCTGTGCGACAACTCTTCCGTCCAGCGTCGTTGTCAGATTGATATTTAGATTAATATCCTTTTCGCCCATAATCTCCAAGATTGATTCCTTAATATAACCTTTTAGCGATCTCAGCGGTGTGATTGCTTCTGCTTCTCTTTCCGCAGCACCGCCGATTCCTCCAGACGGCATCTGGAATAATGCTGGTTTCGTAAGGATTCCACCATCCTTAAACCATTTCACGTCCAACATCGGCAGACTCGGTAATAGATCGGACAAATTGATATCTCCAATACCATCCTCGTACCCAACTCCACGATAAGCAGCCGCAAGGCTTCCGTACGTAGACACTGCGTACCGGATGGATGCAAGCATGTTAGACAGCGGATCGTAGATGTTTTTATCGTATCCTGGCATTGCATAGGCTCTAAATGTCGGGTCAATGACCTGCATCAAACCCTTGGATGGAGTGCCGTTAACTGCGTTGATATCCCAGTTATTGATTGCATTCGGGTTTCCACCGGATTCTGTCTGCATCTGGTATAACAACCTCTGCAAATTCGCTTCTGAGTACTGCCCTGTCATCTGTAGTGCCCTTGTTGCCAGAGTTCTCCACTGCTCTACTCCTGCACTTGGATTGTAATTAACGTTCGATTGCGTATCAAAAATCCCTTTTACAAATCCGACCACGCTGTCAAACACCGTATTAACCGCTCCTTTTGCCACGGAAATCCAAGGTTCGAATGCTCCAGACAAATCCGTAAATTTATCGATTGCAATCTGCACAATTTTACTTGGGTGCGTGATGTAATCCCATACATTTCCTGTAAAGTCTTTTACCGTATCCCAGACACCACCAAAAAACTCACCGATTCCGTTCGCAAAATGTGGAAGTTCTTCCAGAAAACTCTTCGTCTGGTTCGCCGGCATGATCTTTGTTCCCTTTTCCAGTGGCAAAACTACATCTCTTCCTTCTGGAATAAATGGTTTTCCATGTGGTGGGACGATCATTTCTTTGTATGTAGAGCCTTTCTGGTCGTTTACGATGCCTAGTGTGTCTTTTGGGATCCCTCCTGTTCCTCTTGCAAACTTTGGAACTTCCCACAATGCAAATTGCTTGTCCGATCCTACTTTGTCGAGCACCCAGTTTACACCGTTAATCACGCCATTTACCGCACCGCCAATCGGCTTCACAATTGCGTTCGCAATCCCTTTCACGATTCCTCCAAGAGTATCCTTGAGATTGTTAAATCCGTCTTTAATAAACTTCCAAACGGAAGAAAAAGCGTCCATAGCTTTCTCTTTGATCGAATCCCAAATTCCTCCGAGCGTATCCTTAATGCTGTTCCAGATTCCGGTTGCAGTATCTTTAATCCCATTCCAAATGTCGGAAAAGAAATTTGCAACAGGAGTGAATATAGCACTTGCAGTGTCACTGATCCAATCCCACGCGCTTTTCAATGCGAATTTTATAACTTCCCATACTGCATAAATAACAGCTTGAATCGCATACATAACTGCTCCGATCGTTCCCTCGATAAATTTCAGAGGTCCTTCTATTACGTCATAAATCTGCTCCCAGATATCCGCAAAGAAATTCTTGATGCCATTCCACACTTCCTGAATTTTTTCTGATATAGAATCCCATAGTCCTGACATCCAATCCTTGAATGCACTCCATTTTTCGGACAACCAGTCTGTAATATCTCCCCAGTTTCTGATTACTAGAATTACTCCTGCAATAGCCGCAGCAATTCCAGCGATTATCGCAATGACAGGGGCTGATACACCCGCTATCATTCCCACAACTTGCACTATCGTCCCAATTGCAGTGATTAGTTTTCCTATAATTATTAAAACAGGTGCCAATGCAGCTCCGACAATTGTCACGACAGCTATGACTTTCTTTGTTTCATCGCTCAATCCAGCGAACCATTCCGAAAACTCTTTCACTTTCTCCACGACGGCTTCGATGACTGGTGCAAGCACCTCAAGCAAAGCGTCTCCAAGCTCAATCATCACATTCTTAAGCTCATTAAATGTTTTTTTGAATGCATCTGATTTCGTTTGGAGTTTTCCGAATGCTTCTTCCGTTGCTCCAGTAGAGTTTCTCATTTCCTGCAAAGTTCCATTGAACTCTTGCGCCCCGTCTCCCAAAAGTACAAGTCCAGCTTTTGCAGCTTCTGAACTTCCCCACAAATCTCCAAATACAAGCCCTTGTTCTTTTGCTCCGTTGGATACAATTTCTAAAACATCTGCAAGACTCATTCCTGATTGCATAAGTTCTGAAAACGATTGTCCTGTTTTTTCTATCAATAAATCAGAAACCTTCGTACCGCTTTTTCCAAGTTCGTTTAACATAGCATTCATATATGTGGTAGATTCTGCTGCCGCAACACCATTTGATGTTAATTTTACATATCCAGTTGCGACTTGATCCAACGCTACATTATTCGCCTTTGCGGTCGGAATAATTTTTCCCATTGTAGAGGCAAGTTCTCCAACAGTTGTTTTACCTTTATTCTGTGTCTGAATCAGCGTATCCGAAACCTTTCCGACTTCTTCTGCTTCCAATCCATACGCATTCATAATCGTAGTTAAAATATCAAGAGCGTCCCCGGTATCTGCAAATCCTGCTTTTGCAAGTTTCGTTGATTTTTCCACGAACGCCAGCGCATCTCCCGTCTTCTGTCCTGCTGAAATCGCATTATATACATTGTCTGCAATTTCTGTTGCGCTGATTCCTGTTTGATTTGATAATTCCTTAATTCCATCTTCGAGTTTTGATAATGGTACTTCTGTTTCGTCCGCAATCGTGCTTACTTTCGCAATTGCTTCTTCAAAGTCCATGCTCATCTTGGAAGAAGCGATCCCAGCACCGGCAAAAGCTCCACTTAACGGAGCAAGTGCCTTTCCTGCATCGCTAACTTTACCGCCAATTTTCTTAACAGATTCTCCGGCATCATTAATCTTGCTTGCCACTTTTCCGGATACATCATTTAATTTTTCCAATTGTGATGTATAAGATTTTAAATCTTGTTCAGTCTTTGCGAGCGTCCTCTGGAATTCTCGATATTCATCTAATCCGAGATCGCCAGATTTGAACTTCCGTTCAACTTCACTCTGTGCTTGTTTTAATGCATCCAGTTTTTTATTCGTGTTTCCAATCTGCTCATTCAGCAACTGTTGCTTTTGCGTGAGAAGTTGCGTATTTTTCGGGTCAAATTTCAATAATCTATTTACGGACTTAAGTTCTCCGCCAAGACTTCTTGATGTTTTGTCTACATCTTTTAAAGCCTTATCTAGCGCCATCGTGTCCGCACCGAATTTTATTGTGATTCCTTTTATTTTCTTATTCGCCACTCTCTCACCTCTTTAAAAATTATCAAAATCTTCCTGTGTTGCTTTTCTTGCAGTCGTCTTTTCATCTTTTTTCTGATTGTCTATATACTCTTGTACATAGTCCAGACAGTCACCGATTGTCATTTCTTCCATGTCTTCGCTGGTCAGTCCAACCTGTCGGCAAACATAAAAAAAAGACTCATTTGTGAACGGCTCTCCACTTGATGAATCTTTATCATTTATTTTTTTTTACTTGTTGGCATGGTATCTGTAAGCAGATCCTTTACTTCTCCCATGATTTCATTGAGCGGGAATACTTCGAATCCATCCAGCCACTCCAATGGATCTGGAATCGTCCTGTCTGCTGTTTTAGCCATTGTCCAGATGATGTCATAAAATACTTCCATGTCCATGTGGTCAAGAGAAGCAAAAGAAATATCCTGTATTCCAAAATTCCTTTTCGTTCCTTTTCCAAACACTTTCGCTACTTTCATCAGGTCTGCAAAATAATCTCTTCCAAACTGCGCTTTATATCGTTTCGGCAATGCTGCCGTTGATTTTAATTTCACTTGTTTTTCGTCAATGTAAATTGTTTTTTCCATAACATCCTCCACTTTTTTTTCTATTGGGGCAGATCGCTCCACCCCTTTATTTTGCTTTGCCTACTTTTGCCTTTCCAATCTTCCCCTGCCTACCAAGGCGAGGTCTTCAGGGGGTGCTATTCCCCCGATTTTTCATACACTGTTGTATACCAGGAGTTATATGTTGCTTCATCGACTCCTGCCGCTGTGGATGCTTTAACTAAGTTGTCTGTCGGTCTCGGACTTGCCACAAGCGAAAGTTCTGTTGTGTTCGGTTCTCCGCTATCTTTTGTTGTACTTCCAACAGATGGTCTGTTTACAGAGCAGTAATAAAAGAGGTGTCTTGTCGCCTTGACATCTCCCTGAAATTCGAACATCAGTGCGATATTTGCCACCTGTGCGTCAGAGTTTTCGAGAATCACACCTTTTTCTGTTTTCTCCTCTTTTAACACTTCTGTCCGGAATTCTTCCGGTACTCTTGCAAGCGTAAGTGTACCCTCGTATCCCTGATTATTTGCGTTGGTGTAATAATCAATGTCATCCGCTTTAAACCGGATCAGATCGCCGCTTTTGTCGAATGTGATACTTACCGCCCCCGGTAATCTCTTGGGCGATCCGTATGTGATTCTTCCACTCTCATCCATTGTAATAACAGCGTAATAGCAGTTCCTCAATCCAAATTCTACTTTATTCTCTTTCCCTGTCTGTGCAGCTCTTGCTGTTCCTGCCATGTTCTTTACCTCCTATATTTCAATTTCATATGCTTTCAAATACATATTTTCAGAATCTAAAAAACTCTCGTACGATTCATACGGGAGCCCATTGTTATTTAGTAGTTGCTTTACTTTTTTCTCCAGTTCCACGTCCTTTTTCTCTGTGTACACTTCAATCGTGACAGCATATCCCTCATGGTACACTATGTCATCGGCGTAAAATGCAATATCTTCATCCGCATAATATACAATATACGGAAGCTCTGGCACTTGCCCAACCGCAAAGCAACGGTACGCAATCGGAAGATTGAGTGATTTTAACTTGTCTTTTAATTCTGGCAATGTCATTTCACAGTCTCCTTTCCAATTCTTCTACATATTCTTTCACGCATTTTTGCTCCACTTCTTCAATATGTGGATACGCCTGTACTTGTCCTATCTTCCTACCGCCACGCTTTAATTGATGTCCTTTTTCCAGCAAATGTGTCAGTCGATATGTCGGATCTTTATTGTATACCGTGATTCCGCTTCTACCTGTTGTTCTTGTCCAATTTTTCGCATAAGTTCCGCCATTTTTACTTTTTGGACTTTCCGCTTTGAGCATTCTCACAGCTTTCTCCGATACATTCATCGCGACATCAGCAGTTGTTTCCTTTACTTCCTTTGTATATTCTTTCATCTGCCGCATAATTTCTCTGGCGAGTTTGTCAGCACTTATGCTTTCACTCATTTTTCGATCCTTTCAGTACATGTCAATTCCAGCTCTTCTGCGCTGATCTGATACGTTTTCACCACTTTCAGTTTCTTTCCGTGGAATCGGATATACCTCTGTCCTCCATATTCATAAGGATGCACGATCAAAATCTCTGAAATTTCCATGTTGTTCTGTCCAGCAAGGTAGAACTCATTTCTGGACACTTGCTCTTTGCAACACCAGAGCTCCTGTTCCGTTTCAATCGGTACTTGCTGACCGATCTCATCCTCTTCATACCCGTTGGAAGATATCAATACCACTTTTTCATCCCATGTTCGATTCATTTTGCACCGCCTTAATCATCAGATTGTTCAACCGAAACCGTATACTTCTTGGAATCACCCCATCTTCTGGATGATTGTACTTCCACGTAGCCCAATCCAGCACAAGCAGGATGTGGTCATATCTTTCTTCCGTGATTCGAATATCGTACATATTTTTGCATTCGTCCAGAATACCATCTATGATCGCATAAAGGACGGAATCCCTACTATCTGTAGAGATTCCAAGTCTTTCTTTTAGTAACTGCAATACAATCACTCTCATAAGCATACTCCTTATGAATTCGCCATAATCCCCTGCTTTTTCATCTCTGCAAGAATTGCATTGATTTTATTTTTCAGGTCAGTTGCTGTTTCTGTGGACAAATCTGCAATCAAAGCCATCTGTTTCACGCCGCCAAGCGTTGTTTTGTTCGCCGCTGGAAGAGTGTAACTTGGTCCCGCTGGTCCCTGTGCGCCCGGATCTCCCTTGTCTCCTTTCGGTCCTGCTACTCCTGGATCGCCTTTTTCGCCTTTTGCTCCTGCTGGTCCTGCTGGTCCTACTGGTCCTGCTGGTCCAACCTGCTCATTCTTCACGCCCTGCTCTAACTTATTCAGTTTCTCTGCTGTAATAACGTCATCATTATTCCATGTAGTTGGTGTATATGCCATTATTATTACCTCCGTCTCTTATTTTGTTTTACCTACTTTTGCCTTTCCGACTTTCCCTCTGCCAACTAAGGCTACATCGTCAGAGGGAATTATTCCCCCGGTGTGTATGTAATGTAGAATCCGGCGTCTGCATCCGTTTTCTTGACATCATATCTCACAATACCGGCAAGTAGTTTACCGTAAATCTGGTTATCTACCCATTCAACGCTTGTCTGTTTGCGGTCAAAGAATGCGCAGAATGATTTCGGATCGCCGACAAAGCCTTTTAATTCGCCAGCTCCTGCGATCATTTCGTCATCCAAAACGATTACCTCTTTGCCAAACAGCATTTTTCCGCTTGAGGAAGTGATGGAATCCTGCAGCAGATATCTTCCATTCTTATCTTTCAACTTGTCCAGCTCGGCATACAAGGAAGCTGAAATGATGAATTTTACAGGATACACTTTCTTGATTTCTTTGTTCACCAAATCTTTCAATCCATCCAGCCCTGCAACACTTTTCGCTGTTGCACTCTTTAATACAGTTGCGATATCTGTATTTCTTGTATTTCTGGACTGGTCATTGATTTCATCCCGGATCAGACCTGTTACATCATAGTCAGCATCATCAATAGCCTCCTGAGAAATCGGAATATATCCTCTTCTTGTCGCGATGCTATAGTCGATATTTGAGATTTTTGGCTTGGAAAGCTCTGGGTTCTGTTCCAGTTCTTCAACAGTAGACATTTTACTTCCAGATTTCGCAATTACCGGGTATTTCCCAGACGCACTGTTGACACTTACATTTTTCACGTAGTTTTTCAGGTCTACAATATCCTCTGGTTTCTCCTGTGGAGCAAGAATTTCTACCGGGATCAAAATACCTGCATCCGCTTCTTTAAATCCGCCCTCTCTTACCTGCCCTTTGGACTTCACAAATGCGTTAATTGCGCTTCTTGCCTCTTCGATTTCTTCACTTCTTTTACCCATATCTTTCTCCTTTTCACGTTTTTCTGGAGCTTTTTCATACTCCTTCATTTTTCCACGCAGCTCGCCAAGCTCTGTTTCAAGCTCACTTTTTCTTTCTTCGTGCGCCTCTTTTTCCTCAGTAAACTTCGTAATCTCTTCATCCACAACCGAGCGTTCTTCCTCTGTATTTGCTTCTTCAATGGATGTTTCCAATTCCTTTTCTCTTGTCTCAAAATCTGCGTCTTTTCCACGCATTTCTTCCAGTTCCTTTTCTTTGTCTGCGATCTGTTTCGCAAGCATTAACTGTCTTAAAGCCATTATTTTTCTCCTTTCAATCTCCTCGTGGCATTACTTCGCCACTGCACCAACTGTTTCTCCCGATACTGTTCCACCTGTGCATGTCTCGCCTGTACGCCCGTATCTTCATAAGCCGGGAATGTGCATACAGACACTTCGTGCAGATCAACTTCTCGTATTGTCCATTTCACAGTGCCGTCATCTCTCCAGTCCGTTTCCTCACGCACGATGTTAAAACCGAACGAGCACTGATCCACATCTCCACGTTTTACCCTCTCATACAGGTTCATTGCGTCTGAATCATTTTCATTGATATCAATTTCGCCCCATAGACCTCTTGTATCAGTTCTCAGGCGTAAAGTTCCAACTTTTGTCCGTCCAAGTACAAGTGTGTCATCATGGTTTGTCAGAGCGCGGATGTCGTTGCTCATGGTATTTACAAACGCTTCTGGTGCGATTTCTTCGTAAGCTCCCGGCCACAACTCTGTTTCGGAATTAAAAACAGCGAAGTATCCGGAAATTGTTTTCTTTCCGTCCTCCGCTTCTCGTGTTTCAAACTCCGCTTTCCACGATCTGGTTAAGTTTTCTTTTTTTCGCTCCACTATTCATCACCTCCCCCGTTTAATTTCTTCTGCTCCCCGATCATGCCTTGCGGTATAAAGTTTTCGAGGATAATCAGATCATTCAATCCGTCCTTCGGAGAATCACCAATCAGATTCAGTACATCATTTCCTGTGTAGATCCCTCGGATATATAGGTTCATTCCGATTTCCGCAAGCTCCTTGGTGTCATAAGCCATCAGGCTTTTCGAGTTGCATTTAAAGTACCAATGCGGGCTCTGAATCAAACCTTTCGTAAGTGTCTGCTGGAATACGTCCGCAATCGACTTCACCCGCGTACGGACAAAGTTGTTGTATTCATCCTTGTTAAAACTTCCGACCCCAAGAAAAAAAGGCGGCACATCCAACAGGGATGCTACCGTCCTCTTATCAATCTCGACCGATTCATTGATTGCGATATCCTTAAGGGAAAGTGGCTTCACCTCAGACACTTCCAAAAGTTCTGCAGGTATTACCCATGGTTCTCCCGGTTTTGATTCTTTCAAATATTTTTCTCTAATCTGTTTTCTCCCCGCTTCGCTCGCAAGTTCCTCTGTGGCCGCGTCTACCTTCACGATAATGTTCGGCATATACTGGCCGCTCATAAATGATTTTTTTGTCACATTCGCTTGTTTCAAGTTCGATGCAATATCTTTCAGAGCCAACCTGTACCCGGTTCCCTTCCACGGATATTCCGGGTTCGGGTTGATTGCAAAGTGCAGCACTTCGCTGGGATCATATTCTTCGCTTCCGTAAATCACCTTATATCCCGTCTGTGTCTCTTCAAAACTTGTCATAGACGGCTTTAATGGGATCAACTCGTCAATGTATCCATCTCTCATCACCGGTAGGACAACTGCGTTCCCGTCACCCGGCAACAACATGGAATATACAATGTTGTATACCCATGCTTTTCTTGTCATCAGCGAATATGGATTGATATCTATCTTCCGTGATAATTCATTTTTAATGCGCACATCTCCATGTGGGCCATTTTCCATCAGGTGGATTGTCATGCCGGAAACAAGATCGGCAATCTTCTGACACGCTGCCCGAATTTCTGGATTCTGTGCCAGCGTTGTGTACCCTGACGGCAATAAAAAATCAGAGAACGTAGCTCCCTGATACACAAATACTTTATTCTGTGGTTCTGATCTAATGCTTTTCTGCTTCTTTTTCTTCGCCATTTCATCCTCCTATTCTCTCTTTAACCATTTGTTCGCTACATTTCCAAGTGCCATGTCCGCCAACATCTGGCAACATGAAAAGACGCCGGCATCAAACAAGTCAATTCGTCTTACACCGCCGTCTCCATCTACTTTTTCGTACTGAATCATGTCATCCACTTTTTCAATTGCCCTTACGTTCTGCACGCAATATTCAAAAGCGTCCGAATGTAGATAGTAAAATTTCTTATTCTTCACTTTCACTTCGATATGTCGGAATCCCTCGGACTTCACGTAAAAATACTGTGGCTGATCCTGAATCCGGAATCCAGATTTTTTCATTTTTAAGAAAAACTCTCGTCCGAATTTCTTGTCGAATCCAACAATTTTTATTTTGAATCCCATCTTTTTCATGGAGATGAACCAATTCACAATGTCATCTGGAAGTACCGTGGCTGTATTACTCATCGTCAACCATCCGTCTTCTTCCCATCCAAATAGTGGGATACCGTCTTCATCGCCTTTTTTAATTGCCGCTGCCCTCGGGAAAAATGCGTGTGTGATGCAGATGTCGACATCTTTGTATGTTCCGTAGATTGCGCCGGCTGTTAGATCGTGAAGTTTTGATAAATCGGCACCGCCATACCATGTGATCGGCAGTTTTGCCAGCTCTTCCAACGACCAGTTATATTCATCGTCAGATAATCTGAATTCGTTGATATCAAAATAAGCATTTAAAGCATTCGTAAAGATGTTCAGTGTTTTGTTTAAATACTCTGCTCTCAGCTGCGGCTCATTCATTGCCTGCGCTGCATCATCCATAAGGTCTTCTATTGTAACAGTGACTCCGATTGACGGCGTACACATCTGTAGCACTTCCGGATCATCTAAAGTTGTAATCTCGCCTTTGCCGTTTAAAACATTTCCTTCTTTATCCTGGTCTGCTTTGCAAATAAAAATAAAATAGGAATCATACGCTTTGTCTGTGATTGTTCCATTCAAAACGTCATGAAGAGTCTTAATCCTATTCGCAAGGAATCCGTCCGGAATGTCTCCAGCAGTAGATATACCAATCAACAATTTGTTTCGATATGCTTTCATGGCGTTTTTCATCAAGATATATTTTTTAGCCCCAGCTCTTTTCCAAGAATGCAGCTCGTCCAGAATCAGACAATTACAGTTTAAAGAGTCCAATTTATCTTCCTGGTTGGCGATCGCATACATTTCAGCGGTACCGTCTCCGAAATCAATAGTGATGGAATGTTCTTGATTATTGTCTCGGATTCTAAGTTTATTAACATCTCCGCGCAAGGTTTCAACGTTATCCTTCAAAAATCCAAAACTTTCCATGGTCTGCTTTACAGAGTTCGCAACGATGTATGTCTTCGCACCAGATCCTCTGTCCAGAATGCTTTTCGCCTCAGCAAGCGCAGCACTAAAGGATGTTTTCCCCTGTTTTCTTGGTAAAAAAATAAGCGCTTCGTTAAAACGCCTAATGTCTGTGCCTTTCCGGAAGAATCCAAACAGATTCACACATACAAATTTCTGCCAATCCGTCAATAACATTGGAGTACCTTTAAAGCTCACTCCATTCTTATCCTCACCTTGTACGTGGTGCACGGTTCCCTCGATCAAATCAATCACAAAATCGAATTGGTCACTACGGAAATCTAAATCATCACGTCCTAAGTCTGTCAGAAACCTCTTACACGCAAGCACTCTGTCTATGTTTACTAATACTTTTTTACTTACGATATCCTCCGCATAACGCACAGCCGTATCGAAATGCGGACTGCTAATATGGGATAAGTCCATTTACTTCCCTTGCTGTTTTTCCAGTAATAATGCAAATGCAGATTTCTCTTTTTTCGGCTGTTCAATCTCCGCATTATACGTTTTTGCATTCAACATCAGTCTGTCAGAATACGTTCCGATGTCCTTCCGGAGATTTTCGAGACTCACGAGAATAGGGCTTTTTTTACCCCCGCTTTTCTCCGTGTCCAAAATCACTTCATATCCGGAATCTTCGAACTGCTTACTTAAGACATTATACTGATAGATCATGTCTGCGTAGATCTCAATCACCTGTTTATACTGCACTTTATAGGTTCCAAGTTCTTTCATGTACTTGACTGTCCTGTCAATAATTGTTTGCCTTTGTGGTATGTATCTTGCCATCTATTCTCACCTCCTTATCTGCCGGAAAATTTATTTTCACAGATCCGCTCTATTGGAAAGAGTCCTCTCTCCCGATTCTCCTGAGACATTTTTAATTTTCAAAAGGGAGGGGGGGGATACCTGGATCTCTTTGATTTCCATTTCCATTCCGGCTCTATCTTTAAGCCATTCTGCCATTCCGTCTGCCTTTTCCTTGCCAAGCGTAACTATGTTTACCCACACTTTTTTGGATACAGGTTCACCGCTTACGCTGTAGCTGGTATATATATCTCCTTCGCAACACTCCATGCATGTCTTAACAATATCCTCGATTACGTTCAGCACTCCACGCTCGTAGTCACTTACTTGTCCTTCCCATCGGATTTTATACATCTTGATTTCTTCCATGCTTCAAACTCCCTTCTTCTTTTCCTCTGCCAGTACAATCCAGCAGCTGTGACCTTGCCTGTCTTCCTGTCGTGCATCCTGTCATGCTGTGCTGCCGACATGCTGATGAGATTCCAATCCATCAATGCAAGCTCTGGATATTCTTCTAACGGATAGATATGGTGAACTGTCGTTGCTTCTGCATACTTCCCATATCTCTTTGACTCTTGGCATTGATAGCTGTCACGTCTTAGTATGTGTTCTCTTTTCTTTTTCCATTTTCGACTCTCATAAAACTTCATCTTTTCCCCACTAGAAAAGCACCCGGCTTTCGCCAGATGATCTCTACTATTTCTCACTATTCACTTCTTCTATAAATCCTTTCATAAGTTCGCTGATCTTTGAAGCTTGACTGACTCCTGCGGTTTCACATGCTTCTGCAAATTCATCCGCCAACTCTCGCTTTATCTTGAAACCCTTTGTCATCCATCCTGCTTTCTTTTGATACTTCTCCGATGCAATCGTTTGAGGTTTTGGGCTACCTACCGGCATGTTCATCCCTCCACTTACGATATAATTTTCCTGCTATCAATCCTGCTGTCACAGCCACAACAATTGCTACTATCACTTCTATTCTCATAACTTTACACAGATGAGCCTATGTGCTATATTATTTATACAAGAGAGGCTTTTCCGCCTCTCCTGTATCTTACTATTTTGTGATAAGCCATGTAATAACTCCGGCTATCACTCCAGAAACAACTCCTACGATTGTTTGAACCAGCACTTCAATCCAATCTATGGAGTTTTTCTTTTTCTTTCGTTTCTTGCTCATCTGCATCTCACCTCCTTACAAGTATATAATATCATATGGTTAACCATATGTCAACACTTTTTCCAGAGGTTTTTAAAATTTTATAGGACTACCGCAAAATTGAAATATGTAACTTGGCAACTTTACTGGATTCTATAACACAAGGAGGAACCTTGTAGTAGTCCACAACGGGTATAGCAGGATTCGAACCTGCGACACATCGGTTAACAGCCGATCGCTCTACCAACTGAGCTATACACCCGTAGGATGCCTTTTATTGACATCCTTTACCCTATCCGCACTCGGGTACGCTGATTACACTAAATATAGATTGCTGAATCTATATTTGTTTGCTTTGCAGATCTGCGGATATCTGCGTTTTGGTACCATTTGCGATGTAAAGCCGGTGTGCACTCCCAGAACAGACCTCAGCTGTGCAGCCTGTATACTCACATCACAAAACCGTGTGCAGGGATCGAACCTGCTTGTCCCAACTGACCACGGCATAAGAAAAAGCACCTATACCACATGGCAAGGCGCTCTTCCTCTTTATATAACTAGAGAATTAGTAAACATTTTTTTGAATCCCAAGAACACGCATAATCGCATCCTGTAGGACTTTTGAATAATTGATTCCCGCTTTTTCAGCTTCTACATTCAGCCAGTATGGAATCGTGCAGTTTTTCTTCACTGCCTTATTATCTACCTTTTTTCTGTATTCCACGAAATCAACGTCTACTAATGTAACAATGTCATCTTTATCCGCTTTTATTTCTACTGAATTTGGTTCTGGAATTTCTTTTTCGCAATCCAAATATTCAATACCCATCAATCCTATTGCGTCTCGTGCCATTTCCATAGCATCCGCAATATCCTCCCCCTGTGTCGCAATGTCAAAATCTGGGATTTCTACATAAAATCCATCGGATTCTTTTGAAATTACGATTGGATACGCCTTTCTCCTATACATTTTCTTTCCTCCTACGCATTAACTTTTCCTATACCATATCTTACTTGAAAATTATTTTTAGTTACACATATCGAGAAGTTGGGGCTATTTCAACCCCAGCTTCTTGATAATGTTCCTTGCTAGTCTTTCGTTAATATCTGGATGTCTCGGAATTGGCTCCATCCGATCACCATCGGTATATATATCATGATTTGCACCATTTCTCTTTATATACCACCCATTTTTCTCTAGCATCTTTACTAATTCTCTTCTTTTCAAGACTCACGCTCCTTTTCTGTTTATACGTATATTATACGCATTGTATATTGTTTTGTCAATACTTTTATGCGTATTTTGTGCGTATAATTTTAAGGATACACAAAACACCGCCAGACGAGAAAGGGTAAAAGTCCGGCGGTGTTCCGAATGTTGTTTGGAAAGCTTTTGGAGTCTTTCTTCTAACTCCATGTTATACTATATATTATTTAAAGCGGACAATGTGGACAAAACGGACAAACTTCTATTTTTCTTTCATCCACCTCTGAAATTCTTTTCTTGCGCTTTCCCTTGTGCAATTCCCTTTCATCTTCGCAGCTACTTCATCCCATGTCAGTCCTTGCATCACCTTGAACCGGATAATCCTCTGTATCCTTACCGGAGCTTTATTGATTACTCGCTCTGCTTTTACTTTAATCCGCTTTGCGTTCAGCTTTCGTTCTTCCAACAACCGTTCCTCTTCGTCTATGTTCACTGCGCTCTCTACACATCCAGAGATATTAAAGCTCTGTGGTTGGTACGGAAACTCGGGATTGCTGCCTGTCACTTTATCCTGCACAAACGTCTTTCTTCTGTGCCGTCTGATGTCTTCTTCTGTTTCTTTTACCAGAGCTTTTGCATCCATGTACTCATAGATTATGATGTTAGAATATAAATAGTACAAAATAAACATGACCATTTTCAATAAATATTATATGATAGTCATAGATCAAGAGAGGAGAATGGTTATGGCAAGAGGTACAAGGTATTCACAAGAGTTTAAGGAAGATGCAGTAAGATATCGGTTGGAGCATCCTGAGATTGCGCTTCGTAAGTGTGCTGAAAATCTTGGAATTAGTGAATCAGCACTAAAGACTTGGATGAAATCAGCAAAGGAACATGAAGGAACTGTTCCTACTCGTGGTTCAGGCAATTACGCAAGTGATGAAGCAAAAGAAATCGCACGTCTGCAACGAGAATTACGCGATACAAAGGATGCACTTGAAGTGTTAAAAAAAGCAATCGGTATTCTGGGAAAATGACAAAAACTCTTTACGCTGCTACATCTAAATATGTAGAAGAAATTAACAACCTGCCTGTGAAACGTCAAGTTTCTGTCAGCGGGATACTGAAAAAATTGGACGTTTCACGATCTGGTTATAATGCATGGAAGAAGCGGGTTCCTTCGGACACGTCTATTCGTCGAACTGTTTTAAAAGAAAAAATCCAAAAGATTTATGATGATTCACATCAAAACTATGGTGCTCCTAAAATTGCAGCTGAATTGCGGAAATCCGGAGAAACTATTACTGAAAAAACAGTGGGAAATTATATGCGTCAAATGGGAATAAAAGCGCAATGGATCAAACCGTATACTCAAACAACCATTGATTCTGATCTAAGCCAGAAACTAAAAAATATTTTGAACGAAAAATTTAATCCAGAACATCCAGATGCTGTATGGTGCTCAGATATCACTTATATTTGGACATATGAAGGATTTGTATATCTTACCAGTATTATGGATCTATATTCCAGAAAAATCATTTCCTGGGTACTAAGTGAGACGCTGGAGGCATCTCATGTAGTAAAATGTATTGAAAAGGCAAAACAGTCCAGACATATTGAAAATCCGCTTATTTTTCATTGTGACAGAGGATGTCAATATGTATCAGAAGCATTTCACAAGGCAACGGAAGGAATGATTCACAGCTATTCCAAGAAGGCTTATCCTTGGGACAATGCTTGCATAGAATCGTTCCATGCCCTTTTAAAACGAGAGTGGATTAATCGTTTCAAAATTTTCAATTATACTCATGCATATAAATTGATTTTTGAATATATCGAGACGTTCTACAACACCGTCCGTATTCATAGTCATTGTGGATATTTATCTCCAAATGAATATGAGGAACAATATCTAAAAAATCTGGAAACGACTGTAACAAGCTTAGCAAGTTAACAATTACATAAAAAGAGAAAATTGGTTGTATTTAATTTGTACTTTTTCTTGACATAAGACCAAATTTTAGACGGCATGGCAGTATGTGAGGGCATTTCAAAGGCGTTCAAGTTATTATGCGATAGACTTGGAGTGGATGCGATGATTGCTTTTGGGACTTCCTCCCAAGAAAACTTTGGAGTGGACATCCCTCACGCATGGAACATAGTCAAGTTTGATAGTGAATACACGCATGTTGATGTAACTTGGGATATAGGAATGAGTGAAAGCAGTCAGTTTACTCGATATGACTATTTCTGTGTTTCAGATAGATGGATGACAGTCGATCACGTATACAGTTCGTTTCCTGAGTGCAAAACAGATGATTACAGCTATTTTTCAAAGAGAAATCGGTTCTTCACTAAGGGGAAAGAACTAAAAGCCTACTTGGATACTGAGATGAAGAGATGTTCCTCCACATTGTATTTTAAGGTTAATGTGGCAAGTGATGATTTTTCTTCAATACAGACTAAAATTCAAGACCATGTAAGCAGAAGTATTACGGAAAGCATGAATTCATCATACATCTTAGAGATGGCACCAAATGCTAAACAAATGTGCTTTTTCTTCAGGATTAAACAGTGATTGGAGGTGAGGAACTTTGGGCAATGAACTGGAAAGAGCAGACAAAGGGTTTGTGGGTTTTCTTAAAGCTATGACCATGACAAATACTGATCGAGCGAACTCGATGAACCGCAGCGTTGTCGAATATAAGCCGTGTGATGTTGATGCGTTTTTTGAGCCATCAAGAGGTGTTTACAATGCTCTTATTTCGGGCGGTGACCCAAGGTTGAGAACGAGCGCCATTGTCTCACAAACGCTTTGTGCTGCTAGTAATGGATTCCCGGTAGTTATTATCCACGAAGGAAACCATCTTCTTGAACAGCAACTTAGAACCAACTTTTCTGGAAGCGGTAGATACAAAGAGATTAGCAGTGGAAATCCATGCTTCGAACCCTTTTACGGGCTTAGCGAGCTTGAAATATCTAACCAGATTTTAGAAACTGCTCCGAAGGACTATGACATCAAGTATAATGCACGCTATTACATTGAAGGAATCAGTGCTTTCCTGAAAGCAAGCGGGAAGAATCTATCTTTTAAGTTGTTTTCGACCTGTCCCCATTCATTGATCTTTGATAAAGTTGATGACTTGGAAATGCAGGGGAAAATAAGCGATCATGAAGCCCAAGAAATTAAATCTAAACTTATGATGGGGCAAAGTGAAAATTACAAACTGGATTCATTCTTGGCAAGCCTTAAAATGGAAATTGAACCGCTAATGTATGTTTCAAAGCGAGGGCAACATCCGCTTAATATTGTAACGGCTTTAAAACACAATGCAGTACTTTGTTTTGATTTGTCATCTGTCACTAATAAGTTGCTGCTAAATACCGTTATTTATCAGTTAAAGTTGGCACTCACACGAGGACTGCAATATCAGATTGTAATAGACTCTATACCCATTGATTCAAATGAATCTTATGCGGCATATATCAGAGCCCCGTCTGATAAGGTTTGCAAGACAATTGCAGCAGATGACTTTTATGCCATGGTTGGCGGCGATGAAAAAGTATTCTCGGCTGTTGTGGGAAATACTCAGACACTGATTGTTATGAATCATTCATCAGGTCACAGCGCCACAAAGTGGGCGGAGGTATTTGGACAATATGATAAGTTTGAGGAATCCTACTCAACATCGCGCGGTGGTAGCCGTAGGACGCCGTTCTCCATACTATCTAGCCCTAACTATAATAGAACGGTTAACGTAAGTAAAAACCGAGAATATATCGTTAAGCCAGAAACTATAACGAGATTGGGAAATGGTGAAGCGTTTATTCTTTCAGCTGCGCTAGGTCAACTAGCACATCTTGTTCTTACTGGATAACAGCTCACATATGAGCATGAAATTATTAACAACAAAAAGGAGAATAGATCATGAGCGAAGTGCTTGAAAATGGTTTCCGAGTCAAAACTCTTTTTGGCGGAACCGTAAGAGTCGAAAAATTCCTTGCTGAAGGTGGGCAAGGTGGGGTCTATATTGCCGACTATAACGGGCAAAAAAAGGCCTTAAAATGGTACAAGAAGGGAAGCCTGGGTGCAAATCCTAATGCTTTTTATGAAAACATAAAGCAGAATGTTATGCGTGGGATTCCTAGCCCTGAGTTCCTGTGGCCGTTGGATATAACCGAATGGGTAGATGGGACCTTTGGATATATCATGGACTTAAGACCGGAAGGTTATTATGAAGTGACTGAGTTTATGCTTTGTCATGTAAGGTTTAGGTCATACCGTGCCATAATTGATGCCGCAATGAAAATTGTATCCGCATTCAGAATACTTCATAACGCTGGTTATAGCTACCAGGACTTGAATGACGGGAACTTTTTTATCAATCCACAGAACGGAAAAGTTCTTATCTGCGACAATGACAATGTTGCTCCAGATGGAACTGAAACTGGTATTATCGGTAAGCCAAGGTATATGGCACCCGAAATTGTTCTTCATAAGAACAAGCCTAACAGTTTGAGCGATAGGTTTTCCATGTCTGTCATTCTCTACATCCTGTTCTGTTTGAACCATCCGCTTGAGGGCAAAAGATATCTCGTGTCGGGATTGACTCCGGCACTGCAGGAGAAGCTATATGGAAGTGATCCTCTCTTCATTATGGATCCGGATGATAAGAGTAATGGACCGCACCCGGTTGTTCACAAGAATTCGATAGTCGTTTGGCCTTGCCTTCCTGACTATATGCAGAAGATTTTTCTGACCGCCTTTAGCCAGAAAGCTTTTCAAAAGCCTTCTGCGAGACCGAGGGAAATTGACTGGTTGAATGTCTTGACTCGGTTCAGAAGTGAAATCGTTGCCTGCCAATGTGGAAACGAGATTTTTACTCAGCAAGGTGAGCCTTGTAAGTGTGAAGAATGTGGACGTAAGGCAAACATCCCTTTCAAACTTGTGTTGAGTGGTTACAGCATTCCGGCAATTAAGGACAGCAGAATCTATCGTTGTCAATTGGGGGTGTGCGATGAAAAAGACGCTTTGACACCTGTGGCTCATGTTGTTGAGAAAAAGGATTCCGGTGCATTAGGCATCAGAAACAAGAGCGGTAAGCGTTGGGATGCCGTAACCACAAAAGGAACAGCACGTAAAGTCGCACCGGATGAAGTGATTCCACTTAAGGACGGTATCGTCTTCAATATCGGAGACGAGTCAATTACCATCAAAGCAAATTAAGCAAAGGAGAAATAATTATGCCTAATACGAACAGTTTAACAGAAAGCCCGCGCAAAGAACTTCACGTCTTTTATGTTCTTGACACATCTGGAAGCATGGAGGGTGCAAAAATCAGTGCCTTAAATCATGCGATGGAAGAATGCACGGAGGCATTGAAAACTTTAGCAAAGAATAATGGTGACGCAAAACTTAAAGTTGCAGTCATGGAGTTTAATTCCGGTTGCAAATGGATTACCTCCAATGGTCCTGAAGATCTCGAAGAAGATTTCGAGTATGAGTACCTTGAGGCAGGAGGACTGACGGACATTGGTGCAGCCCTGAAAGAACTCAACAGTAAACTTTCACGTCACGCATTTCTGAACTCGATGACTGGAGCGCTGATGCCCGTTATCATTTTTATGACTGACGGATATGCAACCGACGATTACGCAAAAGCACTCGAAGAAATCCGAAAGAACCGCTGGTTTGCGAGAGGAACGAAGATCGGTTTTGCACTCGGTGATGATCCCGATGTAAAAATGCTTTCCTCCATCGTGGGAAACAGCGAAGCTGTTATTAAGACTACAGATCTTGATCTTTTCAAGAGATTGATGAAGTTCGTATCTGTAACAGCCTCAATGTTGGTATCTCAGTCTACAACAACAGAAACCGCTAGTAGTGGTGAAGATATCATGAAGCAGGCAAAAGACGAACTTGATGTTCCTGCCGAATCTACAGTGCATCTTGACGATGATGAGTATGACAAGGAGCCTGATCTGCCCGCAGATACTGATGACGGATGGGATGATGGTGACTGGTAATCAATGAAAGGAGTAAATTAACATGGATCAGGTGTTTACTTTTCACGAAACAGTTAGAGGACACCTTCATGTTATGAACGAGTTTCCTTGTGAAGACTCGTCCTCATCATTCTCAGCAGAAAATAGTAGGTACCATATAGCAATCGTCGCTGATGGACACGGTTCAAAATCATGTTTCAGAAGCGACTATGGTTCCAAGGTTGCCACAGAAGTGGCACTGGAATGCCTGCAGCAATTTGCTGAAGCAACTTTGGCATCAGATGAACTCGAGGAAAGATTCTACAAGGATATCTTTTCTAATCCTCGCTATCGCCATATGACAGTAAGGCGATTGACTGATACCATTCTTGCGGAATGGCATGATCGTGTTTTAGAAGAATATAAGAATAATCCCCCCACTCTTGAAGAAATGGGAGAAAGTGCGACTGAGTATCAGAACGGGAAAAACCCGGCACATATCTATGGAACAACCTTGATCGCAGCACTTAAACTTCCGCAGTGTATGATACTGCTTCATCAAGGAGACGGACGCTGCGACGTTTTCTACGAGGATGGCTCTGTCGATCAACCAATCCCTTGGGATTCAAGATGTGAAGATACGGCAACGACAAGTCTCTGTGATGAAGATGCTGCTGAAAGATTTAGAAGTTGTGTGCTCAATCTCACTGAAAAGCCTGTTATTGCTTGCTATGTAGGATGTGATGGAGTCGAGGATGCTTATAGAGATACATATGAGGGGCTCGGTGGATCTCATGTGCTTATGGGCGGAGTCCATGCTTTCTATAAGTACCTTACGTGTCAAATCGTTCAAATGGGGGATGAGACATTTAAGTCTTGGCTCCCGGATTTTCTTGCTAAATTCAGCGCTGATGGAATTTTCAGTAGAAGTGGAAGCGGTGATGACGTTTCGGTTTCCGGTATCGTTGATTTGAGCAAGATTAGTTCTTTTACAGAAGGTTATGCGTATGACGTCAAACTCTATGCCTTAGAAGAGAATCTCTTTTGGAAAGAAGACGAGCTACGCGGAAAAACAAGAAAACATGGAATCTTGAAAAAGAGATTCGACGATGCGAAACTTGCTTTTGAAAATGCCTCAGTAACTCAGAATACTCTTGCGGAAAGTCTTGCACGCTTGCAGAATTATCGAATTGAGTTCGCTAAAAAAATAGAAGCTGCTAAAGAGGAACTGGAAGATTATCGTCAGGATGCTGAATCTACAATGGGACAGTTTGAAGGAAAATACGCCACTAGGTTTGCTACTGCCATGCAGCGTTTTATCGAGGAGATTTCAACGGGCTATTCTCAAAAGGAAGCGGCCTATAGCAAAATGCTGGAACAACTTGTGGAACTTGATGAAAAAATAAGACAGATTGAAGAACAGATCGAGTGCGGCAAGAAAAATCTCCTTGAATTGGAAACAAAACGAGACGAAGTTCAGAGTGCATTTGAGGAGTATGATGCAAAGTACCAAGCTATAGATGTCGAGCGTGGCAAAATTGCTGAACAAATCAAAGCTTTGAAGGAAGGAATATAGGGGTAATGGCGTATCAACTCAGCAAAACGGATATGAATCAACTCCAAACATTGAGAAAACAAATGCCTCTTTACTACAGCGATGAAGATGTGGTAAGGCTGGTTGATATTATTGACCGAGCACTTCTAAATGGCTGTTTGGATAAAGATGATGTCTATGAGTTGCTAGAAGTCTTACCTAGAATTATTCCGTCTTCTAAAGAAAAAACGCAGTCCGAAGCAGAAAACCAGAACACAGACTGGAACGAATATATTGATGAACGCAGGACCAGGTACAAACGCGAAATGGAACGACTTCATCAAATGCTTTCTAACTGGGTCTTTATGCAGAGTGCTGTATATCGAAAAAATATGGAGTCGGTTGATAGACCCAGTGAAAAATCAAAGACCAACAATAATTGGTTAGGAATCAAGAAATAAAGCGAAAGGAGGACTCACTATGGCTAACAGTGCGAATGATAAGAGAGCGGCGTTTATGCAGCGCATTAAGGTGAACCCCAGTCAGACTAAGAGTGCGAAGCAGAGTCAGTTTTCTTCTAATAACAAGAGCAGCAGCAATTCCAGCAGTAGCAGCAACAAGGCCAGCGCGCCTGCACGAGGTAAGGCACTTGGTGGTGGCCGCGGAAACGAAAGGTAACGGTAAATTTAGAGGAGGGTCTTTATGGAGACAGTGTTGATACTTGCCTATACAGCATGGGCTATCTATTCAGGTTATAAGGTTTTGTCAGGCCGTTCAGAGTGGCTTGACAGGAGAGCACCGCTTAACATGGTTGTGAAAATTGCGTTGAGCGTAGTCGTTGGTTATGTTATCGCTGCATTCTACCTTATTTACTTAATTCTTAAGTTTTTGGGTGTAATGTCCAGAATGTAAGAACATAGAGATGGGTGTTGCGTGGGAACACCAATACCCATATTTAATGCAATAGGAGGGATTTGATATGGCGGTAGGTAAAAATGTAATTCAGGGAACAGCCGTTTCTAAGAACGGACTACCCTCAACTACTGGTACACCTTCTCTCCTGCTGAAAGGCGAGTTCAATGGAAAACCCGCATCTTTCGGTTTGGGTGAAGATATAATCAGCAAGCATATGATGCTTGTTGGTGGAACCGGATGCGGTAAGAGTACATTATTTTATCACATCATTGAACAGCTGAAGAAAAAAATGACTGCTGATGATGTAATGATTATCTTTGACAGCAAAGGAGATTTCTATTCGAAGTTTTACAGTAAGAAAGATTGTGTCATTGGTAACTCTCCTCAATATATTCAGCAGTCGGAGCGATGGAATATCTTCAAAGAGATCCTTGCAGATGGCTGGGATGAGCGGCAGGTAATGATGAATGCAACAGAAATCTGCAAGGCTCTGTTTGAGGAACGAACAAAAAACAATTCGAGCAATCCTTTTTTTCCTAATGCAGCAAGAGACTTACTGGCTGCTATTCTAGTGACAACTATTAGATTAGGTGAGGGCGAAAAACAATTTGTAATAGAGAATTTTTATAACAACAGAATCAAGGAGTTCTTGGACTCTTGTTCAGGACCGGATATTTGCGACTATCTTGATGGATTCGGAGATATGCGTTCAGTTATGAGTTACATCGAGGGGGACAGTGCGCAGTCACAGGGTGTACTGGCAGAGATGTTCTCAGTCGTTCGTGATGTGTTTATGGGCGTTTTCTGCGAAAAGGGCAAATTCTCAATGCGAAATTTTGTGCGCCAAAAAGGTGGTCGTACTTTATTTATTGAATATGATCTCTCCATTGGTAGTGTGCTCACTCCAGTGTATAAAATGCTGTTTGATTTGGCCTTGAAGGAGGCTTTAGGAAGGACAAAATCGCAGGGAAATGTGTACTTTATATGCGATGAGTTTAAGCTCCTGCCAAACCTGCAGCATATAGATGATGGCGTAAATTTCGGGCGAAGCCTTGGGGTAAAAGTTTTTGCCGGGCTTCAGAGTATTGAGCAGCTTTATGAAATCTATGGTCAAAGCAGAGGTAAGAACCTCGCAGCAGGTTTTTCGTCCATTATTGCATTCAGGGCAAATGATGTTACTACAAGAGAATATATATCTAGTTTGCACGGGAAAAATATGGTTCTTGAGCAGTATCGAATGCTTAATAACACAATGGTTGAGGAGAAACGTATAGGTTCAACTGTTGAAGACTGGGATTTGAACAACCTAAGAGTTGGCGAAGCTATAGTGGGCCTTCCCTTCGCTCCTCCGTTTAGATTTTATTTTGATATGTATAAAGGTTAGACAGATTAAGCAATAACTATTATATAAAGGATTAACAGGTTACAACTCGTTAGGAGGAATCTGCATATGTCTCGAAGAAGAACAATTGAAAAGAATATAAAGGCAAGCCACGAGGCATCCGAATCAAGCAGATATATGCAGAGTGGTTTATCAGATAAAAGGGCAAAACTCAGTTCAAAAAATTTTGACAAGTTGATGGCAGAAAGAGGTCTCTCAAAAGAAGACGCTGCCAGTCTCAAAGCGTCAAACCAACCAGGTACATCAATGGAAGTTCGCCATGCAAAAGCGGGCGAGAAGTTTGTAACAACTCATGGAACAGAACGTAGTTCCGGTGTGTTTGTTTCAGAAAAATCTCTTGGAAGCACACCGAGCGAAAGGATAGATAATGGTGCCCTTCCCCACTCAAATTCAGCCGAATATGAGACAACTGTTGAGTTGTCCAAAGATCAAAATCTTGTATACGGGAAAATTGCCCCGCAAAGCAAGTTTTCAAAAATGGATCCAGCACAGGCTCCGCGATCCGGAGGTGCAGATCAGGTTATCACAGACGGTGGTTATAATACCGGTGCTGTTACCAATAGAGATCCTAAATATCCAGTGGCTGCGAGTTCAGACTTTCAAAAAAGGGCGCAAGCATATAAAAAAAGTCATAGCGAAGAATCGTCAGCAGGTGATAGAAAGCCTAAACACGGCAAGGGGAATAACAATAACAATGGTCAATCCATGTGATCAAGGAGATAGAGCAATATGAAAAAATTAAGATGTCAAATGTGCGATGGCACATGGATTGTAGAAGAAAATGATTTAGAAAAGCAAAGGGTTTGTCCCTGCTGTGCATCTTCAATCCAAGGAAAAGTTGAATTTGATACCTACGACTCGCTTGACAAAGCTATATATGGTGCCATTACAAAAATGGGAGCTGGTGTTCTCCTGAATCTCCGTCAGTTATCGGGATTTATGATGGATACAGCACCAAACTTAAAGAAGGAAATACGTATCTTCAGTAAAACTGTTACAGATGAATATGTATCTTATATAAAAACATTATTTGACCAGGATGTTTGTGAAGCAGAAACGACAATTCGAAAGCTACGACAACTTTTTATTGAAGAAGAAGGATTGTCTGAATCATGGGCGGATATGATCTGTGAAGGCTTGCACGGCGCATTGCTTTACAATAAAGGGATTGGGTGTACGAGATTAATCAATGTAGAGATTGGTGATTTTGAACCATCCACGAGGAGTACAGAGAGAAGTATTACAGTAGCAGAGCGGCACGTCGAGGATGTAAAAGCAAGTCATAAACCCAAGATTGCGTCTAAGACAAGAAAAAATACTAGCAGTGCTAACACAACACCGCCAAATGTACATTATACAACAACAGGCGATCCGGAGGGTTTGTGTGAGATAGCTTTAAAATACTACAATGGTGCTCCTGGTTATAAAAAAGATGAAAGAGCGGCCATTAAGCTATTTAGACAGTCTGCAAATTATCATCAGTATGTTCCGGCTTATAACTATCTAGGTCGTATTTTTATGAAAAGAAGAGAATCTGATAGTGCTTCAAAATGGTATCAAAAGTCTGCGGCTGCAAATAATGCGGAAGGACTCTGTATGATGGGCTATTTCTATCAAAAAGGTTATGGAGTGGTTGAGCAAAGTATGCCATCAGCGATAGGGTGTTATGCGAGTGCTGCGGCTACTGGAGATTTTGAACAAATGGTAGATGTTGCGAAAAAATTCCTCAAAGGAGGAGAACTTCCTAAAGAGGAAAAAATTGCTGTTGATATTCTTGATGCTGCAGCAAAGGCAGGAAGTTCTGATGCACAATATTATCTAGCAAATTGTTACGAAGATGGAATCGGTATTGATGCAGATATTGGAAAAGCGATTGATTTGTTGAAAAAAGCTGCTGCCGAGGGACATGTTCATGCCTTAACTGATTTAAGCGTACTACATGGGAAACTCTCTTTCTCTGAAAGATTAAAATATAAATTAAAAGGGTGAAAAAAATGGAGGCAGCTGTACTACTTGCCAAATGTGGCAAAAGAAATCGAATATACGGAATAAGAACCCGGAAGATGAGTGATGGTGATTGGTGGCGTACTTGGGCATTTCCAATTGATGAGCACCGAGCAGGAAGTGAAGGGTACAATCTTACTGCTGTTCAGGGAAACCTTTTCCATACCGAGGAATACCCCGGATGCCCACACTGTGGCACAAAGAATTTTGTGATGTGTAATAAATGTCATAAGATATCATGCTGGAATGGAGAGTCTCGATTGGAGTGTCCTTGGTGTGGAAACGATATGAACAATATCGTTACTGCCACAGAAAAGTTCAACCTATCGGGTGGAGATATTTAACGAGGAGGCAAAATAATGACTGCATATGACTCAAGCGATCTGAAAAGTACGCTTGCTTACATAAAGGATAGGTTTGGTCTTGATGTGTTCACTAAGCCTGGTCGCGTGCCGGCACTGTTAAGTGATTTGGCACCAGGGTTGAAGAATGATCGGATTATGTTAGAGAGGCTGTCTCGCTTGGGTATTCTTGGTGACTTTGTAGAGAATACATATGAAAATGAGTCTGTACAAAAAAGAATAGTTTCTAAATCCATGACTCAGCTTACGCAATCTGAGTTTATTCGGCCCACAATCGCTGCATCTTATATCAGTATAATGACGGAAGTCTTCGGTTGGAAGATTGAAGTTGAAATTCCTAGAGAGACCACCGAAGAGAAGATAAAGTTCGATTCGGAGAGATATATGAAGGAGTCACAGGATAGAGACTTCCTTTTGGGAAAGAGAGCTGTTGAAGAAGATAGGTTTGACGAAGCTAGACTCCTGTTTAGCAAAGCATACGGTAAGGGGAATGTCCTAGCAGGTGTTCACCTTGGTGAAATATATTATTCTGGAAATGGCTGTGAACGTGATTACGGTAAAGCTATTCCTTTATTTGTGGATGGGATGCATAGGGGGTGTCCACTGGGAGCGGAGTGGCTTGCTGAAGCATATAGAGTAGGCAAGGGAGTGCCGAAAGACATCGATAAAGCAAAAGAAATCTACAGTGCTTGTGTTGAGGCATTAGAGGCTATGTGTGCATCGGGCTGCGTAGACGCACAATATGTTTTAGGGTTTGATTTATTATACGGCAATTTTTCGGCTGAAAATGAGAATAAAGCGTACTACTGGTTAGAGAAAGCAAAGAAGGCGGGGAATGTCGGCGCAGGTGTACAAGTTGCCAAAATACTAATCAACGGATGGGGACAGGAAAAGGATGAACAAGCGGGCATAGCTATATTAGAAGGTTATGCTAATACAACGAATAATAATGCACACTTTGAGCTTGGTAAGATTTACTATTTTGGTAGGCTGAAAGAGCAGGATTATAAAAAAGCCTTACACCACTTTAAAAAGGCTGCAGAACGTGGACATGCAAGTTCACAGGATTATGTTGGTGATATATTTTATTATGGCAAAGGCGTCCCTATTGATTATGTAGAGGCGAGAAAATGGTATGAGTTAGCCGAAAACCAGGGGAATAAAAGTGCTATTTTAAGTCTTGGATTTATTTATTTTTATGGCGAGGGTGTTGAAAAGGATAATCAAAAGGCATTTAAATACTTCAAACTGTCGGCTGATAAAGGAACTGCCTGCGCGCAGTATATGTTGCATTATTTCTATTTTTCGGATGGGCAATTTAAGGACTATAAACTCGGAAGAGAATATCTTGAAAAGTCCGCAGAACAAGGAAATGTACTTGCTCAGAAGCTTTTGGCGAGATGTTATATAGGTTCGTTTGATTTCGTTGAAGATGATGTAAAATTTGCTTTTTGGATGCGAAAGGCAGCTGAACAAAACGACGCTGAAGCTCAAAGGATACTAGGTGAGGCATACATCAAATTGGAAAATGAAGAAGCTCTACCGAAAAGCTATCCGGACGCAATTGAATGGCTGGAAAAAGCCTGTATAAATGGTGATGTAAAGGCGGCTATTCTCCTAGCCGAAGTCTATTCCACAGTAGATGGATACAAGGATACCCAAAAATTCTCTTATTACGCTGATCATGCAGAACAGTTGATGATAGAGAAAGAGAAGAATGGAGATATCCTTGGAGAGGAACACGAATCGCTTGCGGATTTACTTTATAAATATTCTGACGATAAAGGTTTACGCCAAAAATCATTCAATCATTATTGCAAAGCTTTTCTGGCTGGTCGAGAAGGTGCATTATATGACCTTGGGTGGATGTACTTTGTCAACGGGTATACCAATGATTTCTTTGAACTGTCTCCGGATGAGCTACTACAAAAAATCATCGAAGTTGAAAAAACCAGTGAGTCATCAAGTTTGGCCTTACTCCTAGGGCTTATATATTTTAATGGATATAAAGTTCGTCAAAACAAAGCAGCCGCCGAGAATTGGTATTTAAAGGCCGTAGAAAAGGGATCATTGTCTGCGGCGTGCAAACTTGGATATTACTATATCAATGAAAGACAAATGTATGATAAAGGATTTTCTATCGTGGAAAAAGCCAGTACAGATGGTTCTATTGAAGCAACACGGCTTCTCGGATTATGCTATAAAAAAGGAATCGGAGTAAAGAAGAATCGTTCCAAGGCCAAAACACTTCTTAAAGAAGCCGCCGAAAAAGGCGATGAGGATGCAGTAGCTGAACTAAAGAAATTCATTTTTTGATTTGAGGTGACAATATATGAAGTGTGTAAAATGTGGAGCAGAGTGGACAACTAATATTTCTAATGCAGTTACTGCTTGCCCTTTTTGTGGAGAACCCTTGATGGGTGTTGTTCCGCATCAACAGGCTATTGAGGCATTTAAGATCATTTTAGATCGATTTGGCGTCGAAATTTATTTTGAGGATAAAAGACTTTACGGTTTGATAAATGACCTTCTTCCCAACACAGCTACTGAAAAGGGTATTCTTAAAACTGCTATTACACTAGGGGCGCCGACCGTTGTAGCTAAAATTATTACAGAATCGGAAGATAAGAAAGTTGCTCTTACAGAATGTTATACATTACTTGAAAACGGAGGATTAAGCAAAGAATGGTGTGCTGCATCATTGTTCATTTTTGCTATGCCGTTAGGTGTGGACTCAACAGAATTATTCCCCTTATCTGAGTCAAAAGAAGTATCCAAGTTTAATATGGAGGATGTTGCTGTTTCTTATGATCAGGACTTGGAGGACGAATACTCTTCGAAGTCTATGGATGATTTATTGAATTTGGCACTTGGGGGCGATGCTGTTGCTTGTACTGAACTGGGTGAGAGATATTATTCCGGCACTAACACTGAAAAAGATATAGAAACCGCTATTGCATACTTCACACAGGCGGCTGATATGGGCTATTCAGTCGCTGAGTTTATTCTTGGTAAGCTATATGATGAAGGTCAGTCTGTTCCTCATGATGGGACTTTAGCTTTTGAATACTATAAAAAGGCCGCAGACAAAGAGTATCCACCTGCAGAGTATGCTCTTGGGCAGATGTATTATTTTGGGCAAGATTGCGAGAAGAACGACCAGGAAGCTCTTTATTGGATTTCAAAGGCAGCTAAAGAACTGGATGATTCGGATGCATATCTCGTTCTGTCAATGGTTTATAAGGAATCAGAAGACGAGGACGTAAAGGATGAAGGTAAAGCTTTCCTGTACGCAAAAAGAGCCGCTGAAATGGGAGATGAAAATGCCTACAATCTGCTCGGAACAATGTATGAACTCGGATGTGGTGTTGAACAAAGCTATGAAAATGCAATTAAATATTATAAGCTGGCGGCGGAGAATGGCGTTGAGATTGCTTTTTTAAATATAGGAGCATTTTATCAAGCCGGGATAGGTGTCCTCAAGGATGACAGAAAAGCAGTAGAATATTTCCAAGCAGGAGCAAACGCAGGCAATATGTACTGCTTAAATGCGCTGGGTATGTGTTATAAAAATGGAACTGGAGTTCAACAAGATTATCAAAAAGCATTTGAGTTATTCTTGAATGCTGCCTATGCCGGCAATTTTGCAGGTGAGTTGAACACCGGTTTTGCCTATGACGAAGGTGATGTTAGAATATAAATAGTACAAAATAAACATGACCATTTTCAATAAATATTATATGATAGTCATA